ACTCTATAAAACTATTCAAATTATTGATGAAGATGCTTTAATGGCTGCATTGTATGAAGGAAAATTAACTGAAGAAGAAGTTGATTTAATGTATCCACAAAAAATTGTCTGGGCTCTAATTTTAAATAAGAGGTAATCATGGCTGGACTACGTGGAGATGATGAGATTCTAGAAGCATTTGCTGACCTAGAATACATACCAGGTTCCAAAAGAAAGCGTCGTGAAGAAGATCCAAAAGTTTCTCGCCGTAAACACGGTGAGAGTAATGGTTGGGATTCAAACCCAATTATTAAAACATTAGGAGGAAAAGAAACAGAAGTCTTTACTATCGGTGCACTAGCACAAGCATTAGAAAAGACGATTGTTACTATCCGACTATGGGAGAGGAAAGGGTATATCCCACGTGCCCCGTATAGACTTAGGTCTAAGACTGTAAAAGGTCAAAAGACTGGAGGAAATCGGGTTTATACCAGACACCTCATTGAGTCCGCTATTGAAGAGTTTTCAAAGCGAGGCTTACTTGGAACTGCTCGTGTAGAGTGGGCCAACCAAGATGATCTAACAGAGGCTTTAGTTAGCCGCTGGAAAGAAATCACATCCGCCGAGAGCCAGTAGATATTAAGTTGTACAGCGATACAACATACTCCGTGCCTCACTACCAAAGAAGGAAACAAATGCCAATTACTAAACCAACAAATGATATTGCAGCAAACCCTGCAGATTATTTAGACGAAGACAGTGAAACTGCAGAACCAAAGATTGGTACTACAGTTCAACAAGGATGGGAAGCAGCAGAGGCTTTATTAACAGAGACCTCATCTGAGTTCCCAACAGAATTTAAGTTTTCTGAAAAACCTCAGTTAATTAAATTCTTAGAGGACGGACCATTCCGTGTCTACGAACAACATTGGATTGAACGTCCAACAGGAAAGAAATCTTTTGTTGCTCTAGCAGATAACGATCCGTTTACAGATATTCTTGGAAGTAAACCAAGATCACGTTTTGCATTTAATGTTTTGGTTTTGTCTGGAGAAGCACAAGGAGTGCAAATTCTCACAGCACCACCAACACTTGCACGTTTAGTTAAAAAGTCTCATGAAGATGAGCGCAAAGGACCTCTATCAAAAGAGTTCTGGGAGATTTCTCGCATGGGTACAGGGCCTACAACAAACTACACTATGGAGTTTGTTCGTGGTCGTGACCTTGCAGAGGAATGGAGTTTGAATCTCGATGAGGTTCAAGAACTAGTAGCAAGGGCTGTTCCATATACAGCCGACGTAATTCGAGAGACCCCTCGCTCCGAAATGTTAAAGATTGCTCGTTCTTTGGTTTAACCAAAACTCCATTGTGGTGGAGCCTGTTTATTTTCCGTTTTCAGGCTCCTCCACTTATCTTATAAGTGAGGGAAATTTATGAACATCATTACTACTAAAGAACAATTAAAAGATCTTGTAAAATTTTACACTAATGTTGATGCGTTTGCATTTGATGTTGAGACAGTGGGAGACAATAGACTTCAACCTGTGGTTAATGATGTCCTTTGGATATCTTTAGCAACAGAGGGAAGAGTGGATGTTATTCCAATGGGTCATCCAAATGGAGAGTTTTTACACTGGGATAAAGAATTACTACTAAGTGGACAGAGAAAATTTGCTGCAGGTAAAACTTTAACCGATGCAGACTATTCTAAAAATCAAGCCAAATGGAAACCAGTCTTTGATTCACCTCCTGAACAGTTGTTGCCTGGAGAAGTTTTTAAAGAATTAAAACCTTTATTTTTTAGTAATAAATTAAAAATAGGTCACAACATTAAGTTTGATCTTAAATCAGTAGCAAAGTATTACAGGGGAGTAGTTCCATCTAAACCTTTTTTTGATACTTTGATGGCTGCGTTTATTATAGATAATAGAAATAGAATTGGGTTAAGTCTTGCTGCTTGTGCAGAACGAGAGTTAAGTTTAAAAGTAGAAAAAGGAGTTGGTGCTGAAGTTGAAGCCTATGCTTTTTCTGTTGTGGCAAAATACGCAGGGATAGACGCCGAAGTTACTTGGAACTTATATAAAACTTTTGTTCCAAAATTACAAAACGGATTAAAAGATGTCTGGGATTTAGAGATGGCTTTAATTCCAGCACTTTGTGATATGGAATTAACTGGAGCAACAATTGACGTTGAAGAACTTACCGCTTTAAAAGCACGGCTTGAAAAGGATATTGATTTAGCAAAAGCCAAGGCTTGGAAATTAACAGGAAAACCTTTTGCAATGAACTCTGTAAAAGAAAAACAAGAGTTATTATTTTCACCAGCCCCAGAAGGCCGTGGTATAAAACCTAACTTGCGTGTAAAAGTAGCCTTGACAGCACGAGGTCAAGCAGTTGCACAAACTGATCCTGCAAATTTAACTATTCATCACTACTCTGTTTCTTCAGATGCGTTAGAGTTTTACCGATCTAAAGATGAATTAGTAGATGCCATACTTGAGTATCAAGATCTAAATAAATTAATGACTACCTACGTTATGCCGTACCTAGGTGGAGAAGTTACTAGAACTACTATGGGTAAAGAAAAAATATTTGATAAAAAAAGTTTGTTAATTAATGGAAGAGTTCATACCAACTTTAAAGCCCATGGAGCAGAAACGGGACGGTTTTCTAGTAGTGATCCAAACCTACAAAATATTCCTAGTGGGGGTCAATACGGAAAATTAATTAGAAATCTTTTTGTAGCACCTCCTGGATATAAATTAATAGTTGCAGATTATTCTCAAATTGAACCTCGAATTATTGCTTCGTTTTCTAAAGACCCTATTATGATGAAAAACTATTTAGATAGAGAAGACATCTACACAACTATAGGTAATACGATGGGAGTAGATCGTCAAGCAGGAAAGGTTTTAGTACTGTCTATTGCCTATGGAGTTGGTCCAGATAAAATTGCAGCAAGTATTGGTTGCACAGTTACTGATGCAAAGAACTTATTAAATAGATTTACTGAAAAGTTTAATGATATATCTAAATATAGGGCTAGAGTTATTCGTCAAGCAGTATCAAAAACTCCAGTTCCGTATGTTCCCACTGTCTTAGGACGTAGAAGATACCTGCCTGATTTAAAAAGCAAAGAACCAGGACTTAGATCAAGAGCAGAAAGACAGGCTTTTAATACAGTAATTCAAGGTTCTGCGGCAGATTTAATGAAATTAGCCATTATAAGGGCACACTCTTGTTTTGTAACAGAGCCAGGAGCAAATGTAATTTTGACTGTGCATGATGAACTTGTTACAGTTGCTCGTGAAGATCTAGCCGACTCAGTAGCAGAAGCGATTAGAGAATCAATGGAAGGCGTAAACATCCCAGCAATTACAGTTCCTTTAATTGCAGATGTAAAAATAGTAGATAAGTGGGGAGAAGCAAAATGAGCAACGCTGATTGGTGGTCAAAACAATTGGGTTCACAACCCAAAACACAACAACAAAGACCTGTTGACATTCCTGTAGCACCTTCTCAACAACCAATGACTAGGTTTGAACCACCTGTTCCACAACAATCAACTACTAAAGCCCAAAGCGCAAAACAAATTCAAACATGTCCTGAGTGTGGTTCTAATAATTATATGTCTGTTGCTAATGCCGCTCCTAGATGTTACGACTGTGGTTATCCCTTGTCTCAATCTGGAAGTAAATTTGGGTCATTAACTGGAGCAAAAGTTGAAGGAAATGTAAAACAGTCTTTAGGAAATGACACGCAAAATAATTATAATCCGCAAAATATTATTGGAAGAATAGAATAATGAATGATGAAGCGAAAAAAATTGTTGCTCAACTCAATAAAAAGTTTGGCACTAACGTGGTCGTTATTGCTTCTGATATCAGGAGTGATCTGGTTCCTCGTATCACTTCTGGTTCAACGACATTGGATTACGTACTCGGAGGAGGATTCCCAGGAAACCAATGGAACGAATTAATTGGAGAACCATCTCATGGAAAAACCGCTGTTGCATTAAAGACTGTTGCTGCAAACCAAAGATTAAACCCTGATCACACAACTGTGTGGGTAGCCGCTGAACAGTGGGTTCCTGAATACGCAGAGATGTGTGGAGTAGATACTAAAAGAGTGATTGTGATTGAAACAAACGTTATGGAAGAGGCATATCAAGCAGTTATTGAATTTGCAGAATCAAAATCTGTAGATGCAATTGTTATTGATTCTTTACCAGCCTTATCTCCTGCTCCCGAAATGGAAAAAGATATGAATGAAATGACGGTTGGTAGAGGTGCATTACTTACCAACAAGTTCTTTCGTGTAGTTGGTTCTGCAATTAAAAGAAGTCTTGTAGAAGATGAGCGTCCTGTTTTAGGATTAATCATTAACCAATACCGAATGAAGATTGGTGTAATGCATGGCGACCCAAGAACAACCCCAGGTGGAGAAGGTAAGAACTATGCTTTTTTTACTCGTTGTGAGATTCGTAGAGATGAATGGATTGAAGTAGGTCCTAGTGGAAATAAGATTCGTATCGGACAAAGAATAAAGGTTCGTACATTAAAAAATAAAACAGCACCACCACAACGAGTAGCATACTTTGACTTTTATTTTGCAGAAGGTGGACCATGTTTACCTGGAGAGTATGATTTTGCAAAAGAGATTGCAGCATTAGCGGTAGTAAAAGGAATAATAGATCGTAAGGGCGGGTGGTATTACTATGGAGAAAGAAAATGGCAGGGAATTGAACCAGTTATTGATAGTATCCGTGGCGAAATTGATCTCAAGGAAGAACTACAAAAGGTTGTCCTTAACTCCTCCGATGTACCGATGGCTGGAGATAGTGACGATGATTGAAAATAAAAAGTTTAAAGTTAACGATCAAGCATGGGCGCATGATTTAGAAAAAGGTGTTGAAGATTATACTGACATGCTCTTTGAAGCCTTGTGGGAAGGACATGAAGATGAAATTTCAGAAACACTTTCTGGAGAACCTTTTTGTGGATGTTCCCCTTGCTTTTGGAGAGAAACACTTTTCTATGTTGTCCCTCGATTAATTGTTGGTTACGAGAACGGCAAAATAGAACTTGAAGACTAAAGGACAAAAAGAATCTCAGAAGCACGAGAAAAGACTTGCTAAAAAAGTTAGTGGATCTCGTAACGCTGCATCTGGTGCATTTTGGTCACGTAAAGGCGATGTAAGATCAGCCGACCTGCTGATCGAACATAAGTGGACTGGTAAAAAACAGACTACGATAAAGTCTATTGTCTTAAAGAAAATAGTAAGAGAGGCAATTCTGGATGGAAGAATGCCAGTACTTGGTATCCATTTAGATGGAGAGAACTACGTAGTTCTTCTTGAAGACGACTTCATCGAAATGCGAGAGAAAGTCAAGGATGCCTAACACATGGACGAACCAGAGTATGCCTGGAGATACAAAGCAAGATGTTCAGGACAAGACACCGACATCTTCTACCCTCCTCGTGATAAGGAGCAGTACAAAGCAATTGCTAATCAGGCCAAAGTATTCTGTCTTGGTGAAACAGGAAAGAACCATTGTCCAGTACGTGCCGAATGTTTATGGGATGCAGTCAAGAGAGACGAACCCCACGGAATCTGGGGCGGGTTAAGCCACAGAGAACGTAATGCATTGATGCGTAAGTGGAACAAGAAATACAAAAAGAAAATGTCCCTAAAAGAATTTATTTTCAGCATAGACGAGGAATACTAATGGCAATACCTAAGACAGAGTTACAAAAGTTCCTTGATACTAAGAAGGCTGATACTAGATTAATAGGTGAGATAGAACGTCACCTAATGAGACAGCCAGACTCAACTAGACGTACAGATGTACTTCATCCATCAGAGATCATCAAGGCTGACTGGTGTCACAAGTATGCTTACTACTTATTAAATGGTGGTAAGGCAAAGAGAGATAAGCCCAACCTTCGTCTTCAGAACATATTTGATGAAGGTCACTTTATCCATGCTAAATGGCAAAACAGATTAGCGGATATGGGTGTTCTGTATGGTAACTGGTACTGTGAAACAGACGATATTCATAAGTGGGGAGTTAGTTCTGAAGTAAACTCTGGTCCATCTGTCTTTGAGTACAACGAAGTCCCGCTAGTGTATGAGCCACTACGTATTCATGGACATGCAGATGGCTGGGTTAAGGGTCTTGGAGATGACTGTCTTATAGAAATTAAATCTATTGGTGCAGGAACACTTAGGTTTGAAGCACCTGACTTACTTTATGATGCAGATGGTGATCTTACAAAGGCCTGGAAAAATATTCGCAGACCCTTTAGAACTCATTTACTTCAAGGTCAGATGTACTTAGAGTTAGCCAAGAGACAATTTGGAGATGATGCTCCAAACGAAATTGTCTTTATCTATGAATTAAAAGCAGATCAAGATTATAAAGAGTTCACAATTAAATCTG